TCGATCTTGGTTGGATGATTGACGACCCAGGACTCTTTTGTGAGCGTCAACGACGCGAGCGCCTCTTGGCCGGATTGCTTGCCCTGGCCGAGCGTTTTCGCTTCGCCCTGGCCGGTCGTTGGCTTGGGCGCCTTATCGTCTTTCATAATTTGCGAGACGATCTTTTTGCCGCTCGGCGCCGAAACGACGATGCCGTCGCGCGTGATATGGACCTGGTGCCCCTGGTCGTCGAATAACGCGACCTCGCCCTCGACCAAGCCCTTGATCCGATAGCGCCGATCGCCGACGACGAGCAACGCGCCATGTGAGCGGTTGCCGCCGGTAAACACCATAACGGCCTCGGCCTTTTTTTGGTTGGGTTTCTGGCCGGTCGGTTTCTTGACGCGCGAGGTTAGTCCGTATGGCTCAAAGTGCTCGATCTCTTTTTGCTTTTCTTGCGTGTAAAGTGAAACCTCATGCTCGCGAAAAAGCGGATCGTCGTTATTGCTTTCAATAGTGACGCGCTTGAGCGCGTTGTTCATGCGGTCGCCGACCGTGCGCGTGGAAAATCTCATGGCGCTCCTTGCGACTCTTCCTCTTTCGGCATGGCCGGCTCGGGCGACGACGGCTCGCCCTGGTCGGCGGCGTCGCCGCCGCTGGTATCGTAATGGTCGCGGCCGCCGAGCCGATCTTGCAGGACGAGCGTCAAGGTCGAGGTGGTGCCGGTTTGGTCATTCTGGCGCGCGGTCACCGCCTGGATTCCGAGCGTGGCGCGTTGGTTCGGCAACAACATAGGCGAATAGAGGTCGATCAAATTGCCGACCTCGTTGAGCCATAGCTTGCCGTTATTGCGAAGCCATCCGGTAACCGTAACGTTAGCCTGGAACATACTCGCCGCGTTGATGTCGCCCATATGGTTAGCGTGCATTTGTGCATCTTTGACGTCGCCGGGTTGCGGCGCCACCACGCGCAACGGTGCAGGACTAGCGCCGCTATAGTTTTGGTTTTTGGCTTCGGCCGATTGCGCGCGCGCCTTGTCCATATTGTGATCGTCGTTACCATGTTGGTCGGTATCGGAAATGATGTTGCTCACCGCCGAATTATTCGTCCAAATTAATTCGGCCGAGAGGATGTTGCGGCCCTCTTGCAATTCGGCGACGACTTGGCCGCCGCCGCGGATGCCGATAATATTGCCGAGCTCGTTGTCCATGATGTGAATGTTACGCATTTGCGCCAGCCGCAAAATAAACTGAAATGGGCTTTCGCCCCAATGCACGCTAACGCGCTCGAATTTCTTGTCGGCGCCCTCGGGCGACCCGCGCAACGAAAAGGTTATCCCGAACTTTTTTAAGGCGGCGTTGGCGAGTTGCGTGAGCGTTTGATTCTTGAATTGCCCCGGCGGCAAGTCGAGCGAGCCCTTGACGATATCGGCGGGCTTGGAATGGACGATAATTTTGACGTTATGGTTTTGCCCGTCATAGACGACCTGGCGCACCGCAACCGCGCCGGTCGCCGCCAATTGGCCGGCGAGCGTGACCTTGGCCGGATCGCCCGGCTTGAGGCGCAACGAGCCCCATCCTTTATTGAGATCGCCGACCTCGGCGACGACGAGCGAGCATTGACTAACCTCCTCGTTGAGATCGCGGACGACCTCGACCTCTTTCCAATATTTGTAATTCGTGCCGGCGACCTGGACGACGCAAATTTCTTGCGGGTTTGGCATGGCCTATTGCGACAAGGCCCGCACCGGCATTTGCATAAAGGCCGGATGCACCGGCCGGTTTTCGGCGACGAGCTCGACGCCGCGCGACTCGCCGCCATAGAGCCGGTTGCAAAGCCAAAGCGCCGGCCGCGGCTTTGCAAAATTATAGACCACGATCGTCGGCAACGTGCGCTCGCGCGTCGTAAGGTCGTAGCTCACGGCGGCGTGCAAGGCGACCAGCGATTGATAGCTCGCCTGGTCCTTGGAATTGCCGGCAAGGGACTCGGCATCATCAAAGGCCGGATTCATCCGGTCGAGATAGTCGTCAACTTGCGGCCGGCTCACGAAATCGGTGAGCGAAAGAATGCGCGCGCATTGGATCAGGCAAAGCCGGATGCAAGTGTTACCGACCGACCAGGCGGCGAAATAATGGACGACCATCGCCGCGGTGTCGGCGCGCACCGCATCAAACTGATTGAAGGTCGCGCCGGCGACGCGCGCCAGGTTAAACAGGTTGGCGAGCGGCGCCGCGATCGCACCGTCCTCGATCATTTGCTCGGCGTCGGCGAGCAAGTCGCCGCACGCCAGCCGAAACATGGAACCGTCGCGGCCGGCGTCGATCGTGGCGTTAGCAATCAAATCGGCGACGACCGCCCTAACGACTTTGGTCGCTTCCTCGCGTTCCAATGCCCTCATGGCTAGTCGGTCCCGACGCCGATTTCGGGATCGCCGATTGTGACCTCGCCGGTGCTCCCGCTGCCAAATACGTCGCCCTCGGAACCGCCGCCGCCGAAACTATTGCCGCCGCCGAGCGCGTCGTTTGAGGCGCCGACCGTTTGCCCCTCGGCGCCGTCGGCGGCGGCGTTGGCTTGCGATTGGCTTCCTATGTCGCTGGTGAATCCGGTTTCGCCGGCCTCGACGAATTGCATCTCAAATTCGGCCATGCCGCCGGCCTGGCGCGTCTCGCGTACGGTGTATTCGCGCGGTTGTACGAGGATGGTGTCGCGTTGCAACAACGTCGGCAAAACCAGCAAGCCCGGTCCCTCGGCCTCTAGCGCCAGGACGAGGAGCTCGCGCCATATTTGATAATCCGGCCCGATCACATAGCCGGTAACCGGAAAGCGCCGCGCCGATCGGCCCATGTCCTCGGCGTACGGCGTGTCGCGCTTGGGAAATTCGTGCAAGACAACGCGCCGGCCCGAGGTACGCGAGTTGGCGTCGACATGAAACGGCGCCATACGAAAGAACGCCGGAACCAACATGCGACGCCAAAGCGGGATTGCCATTTATGCGCTTTCGTTGGCGTAAGGGATGGTATTGCCGCGGTGCAATTGCACCTCGGAAAAGACGCCGGCCGTCGGCGAGGAATTATGCTTCGGCGCATTGCCATAGCCGGCGAGATCAATGCGGACGGATGCCGCGCCCTCGATCTTGGCAACTTGGCTTTGCCGTGCCGAGGCGTCCATCATGCGATCGCGCGGCACCGCCGGCGGGCGCGGCGCGTCGGGTCGCGCGCGCGGTAACGGGACGCCGGCCGTGGCGCCGCCGCCGTACCTGGCGCGCCAATCTTGCCGCGATAAAATCTCGGCCCGCCCGTTGCGGCCAACATGGAGCATGAGCGGGCCGTTTTTCGCTTGCTCTAATAGTGCGCGCTTGAACGCCGGCCATTGTTGGCGCGGGACCGCGAAGCATCCTTCCGAATAAAGCCGGTCGAGCGTGGCGCCCGAACCGGGATGAATCTCAATACCGGCGCGCGGGCGCCCTGGATATTTCGGGTCGTCGATCACGCCGCCGGCGCCGCCGATGGTTGCGATCGCGCCATGCGTGCGACCCCAAGGCCCCATTTGCGGGTCGCCGATATTGACCGGAAAATCGCCGTAAGGAAGCGAGCCGCGCTTGGCGCCGCCCGAGCCCCATGTAAACTCTTGCCCGCCGACGGTAACCTTGCCGCCGATCTTATAGGGCCGATCGGATTGATCCGGCGCCGAGCCGCCGCCGGCCGATTGCGGGCCGCCGCCGCCATCACCGCCGCCCGTATTGCCGCCGCGGCTCGACGGGCTCCCGCCGAGCGAGGCGCGGATCACCGGCGCACCGCCGCCGCCATCGCCGCCCTGGCCGCCATGCGCGCCCGGCCCCTCGGCGCCCTGGTCGAGCGCCCATTTTTTGAGGCCCTCGACCACGCCCTCGGCAATTATCTCTTTAGCTTTTTCCTCGTCGCCGCCGCCGATCAGCGAGGCGCGGATCACTTGCGCGCCGCCGAACGTGCCGCCGCCGTAGGACATTTTTTGCGGGCTCGCCGGCGCGCCTGGCGCCGCCGGCGCGCTATTGCCGCCGCCGCCAAATCGTTGCTTGAAATTCTCCCACCATTCCTCCCAGGATTTCGTCGGCAATTCCGGCGGCGTTATAAACTTTTGGAATTTGCCGTAGAACTCGTTGAATTGATTAATGCCCTTGATGAGCTCGGGGACCAGGTTGGAAATACTGGTCAACGATTTGGTTAAGGTGTCGAGCGAGCCCTCGGTCGTCATTTTTTGCGTGAGCGACTCAAAGGCGTTGCCCATGCGCCAAAGCGAGTGCTCAAAACGGTCGGCGGCGTCAACGTCCTCTTTGGTCGTGGCGCCGACGCTATCGCGCCACTCCTTGATAAGCTTTTCGCGTTCCTTGCGGTTGGCGTCGGCCAGGCCCGGCGGCAAATGCTGGCCCTTGAGGAAATCGCGCCGATTTTGCGGATCGCGTATTGTGTCGAGCTTTTTGAAAATAAGCTCAAGCGCCTCGGCGTTGGTCTTGGTACGGCGCAATTGCTCGGCAAATTCTCCCTGGCCGTGCATCCGTAAGTCTTTTGCGGCGTCGCCGATGCCGAGTCGCGTTTGGTGCATTGACGCGGCAAAGTCGCGAAAGCCCGAGCGCATTTCGCCGGCCGATATGCCGAGCCGCCGGCCGACCGCCTCAAGCTCGCGCATACGGTCGATCGAGATGCCGGTTTCACGGCTTAGGCGCGATAGCACCTCGGTCGTGCCGGCAAAGCCCTTGAGCGCGGTCACCGCGGTTGCGATCGTCGCGGCTAGGCCGCCAAAGCCGATCCCAACCGCGCGCAAGGCCGGGACGACCGTCGCGTTGAGCGCGTTGCCGACGTTGGTCGCCGCCTCGCGCAAGCCGTCAAAATGCTTTTTAACTTTCGAGGCGCCGTCGCCGCCGCGGTCACTAATGCGGTCGAGCTCTTTCTTGAGGTCGTTGAGCGGCTTTGAGAATTTGTCGACGACCTCGACAACGACCTTGATCGCCTCGTCTTGCTCGGCCATTTAAGCCCTCTCGGTCGCGAGCATGTTGCCGCGGTGCGTTTCGACGTCGCCGAATACGCCGCTCGCCTCGGTGCTCGTGCGCGTGCCGCGCGGGAAACCGTTGAGCGAGACGCGGAGCGAGGCCGCGCCCTCGGTGCGCGGCGCCGCGCTTAACGAGGCTTCGCGCAATCGCTCGCGCGGGACCGGCGCCGGCGGCGGCGTTGGTGCCGGCTCGCTTTGCGGCTTGGCGCCCGCCGTCGGCGGCGTCCCGGTATAATCCTCGACGCCAGGCAAACCCTTTTGATACTGGCGCGATCGCTCGTCTTGATGCCGTTGCGCGGGTTTTAGGTATTCGCGCAAGAACGCGATCGCGGCGCCGGTGCGGCCCGAGTGCTTGAGTTTTTCCCAAAGTTTCGGATAGCCGGTTTTCATCCGATGAATCAGGAATTGCGTTTGCAAGCGCGGGTCTTGCCACGACTCGCCGGGATGATTTTCGCGGAGCCAACGCGCGTAATTATTCCACTCGGCGCCGCCCTCTTGATAAAGGCCATGCGCGTAATGTGCTTCGCCGCCGTAAGCCGGTTGGTCGGGATGCCGCAAGCTCGGATCGAAAGAGCTTTCCGATCCGATATTCGCCAGGATGCCGGCGATCGCCTCGTCGGATAGCCCGGCCTTGCGGAGCTCGTCGACGACGGCCCCGGCAACCGCGCGCCGGTTGCCCGGTATGTTGGCGCGCCCGCCTGGCGCCGGCTCGCTTTCGTTGCCGCCGCCTGGTCCGCCGCGGCCGCCGCCGCCGCCGAGCGAGGCGCGGATCAATGACGCGCCGCCAAAGGCGCCGTCGCCGCCGCCGGTATCGAGCGCCATTTTCTTGAGGCCCTCGACCACGCCGGCGCTCGTGCCTTGCTTAATCGTGTCCTTGGTTTTTTCGTCGCTTTGTGGGCTCGCCGCCGGATGCTCGGGATCGACGGTAGGGAAACCCATGCCAAAGAGTTGCTCCCAAATCGTGAGCGGCCGGCCTGGCGATTTGGGCGCGTGCCAGGTTTCCGATTTGGGTCCGAAAACTTTGTCGCCGAGCGATCCCGGTCCCATGATGCCGGCGATCGCGTCGTTAATTTTGTCGACCGCGTTAACGGCGCCCTGGAGCCCGGTGACGGCGCTTTCGAGCGTGCCGTCGCGCGCCATTTGCTTTGTCATCGCTTCCCAGGCGTTGCTTACGCCGTCGAGCGAATCAATAAACTTTTTCGAGGCGTCGACCGCGGCCTTGTTGGCGGGTCCGACTTGCTTGCGATATTCGGCAATAAGGCGCTCGCGTTCGGCGCGCGTGGCGTCGGCAAATTCCGGCGGCAAAAAATGTAATTGCAGGAAACGGCGCCGCTCGTCGGGATCGCGGATTTTGTCGAGCTCTTGAAACATAAGAGCTTCCGCCTCGGCCGTCGTCTTGGCCTGGCGCAATCGGTCGGCGTATTCGTTGAGGCCGACCGCGCGCAAGCCGGTTAACGTCTCGCTTTGAACGTGCGCGCGAATCTTGTGCATCTCGGCGGCGAAATTGCGCCAACCCTCGCGCATTTCCGCGGTGGTGGCGCCGACGCGGCGACCGACGGCCTCAAGCTCGCGCATGTTGTCGATCGTGAGGCCCGTCTCGCGCGAGAGCCGGCTCAAGGTATCGAGGTTGCCGGCAAAGCCCTTGAGCGCGGTCACCGCGCCAAACACCGCCGTTGCGATCGTGGCAAAGCCGAGGCCGAGCGAGCGCAAGGCCGGCAACAACGTGACGCTCAACGCGCTCCCGACATTGCGCGCCGCGACCCGCAAGTTGTCGAAATGTTTTGTAATCTTTTCGGCGTCGGGACCTTTGTCGCCGACGCCGGCGAGGTGCTTTCGCATGTCCTCAAGCGGCTTGGTAAACTTGTCGACGACCTCGACGACGATCTTGACGACCTCGTCTTGCTCGTTCGCCATTATTGCTTGTCCTTGAGCGCGATCAATTCGCGAATGAGATCGTGTATTTGCGACATGGGGAGATCGGCGAAAGCAAGCGGACTACAATGGAAATTGAGCGCCAGGCCGATGCAATCGCCGATCAAATCTTGCCCGGCACCGGCACGAAAAAAGGCGTTACGCCCCAGGCGCACGTTATAAAATCGCGCGTCGTGAGCGAGGCGATCGCCGACGGCGGCACGCCGGCGAGCGCCGATAACATTGCATTCATGCGCTTTTCATCGTGCATGATTTTCGGCGGATCGGAGATCGGATCGAATATCACCGGATTGCCGATGCTTAGGAGATCGCGCGCGGTTGGTTCCCGAAACACGAGCATCGTCACGGTTTGACCGTGTGCCTCGATCGGTCGCGTGAGCTCGCAAGAATAGCCCGGTAATGGAGTCGCCGGCTCCTCGGGGATCGGCGGCGCGCTTGCCTCGCGGGCTTTGATATCGGTCACATTGACGGCCATTTTGTTTTTTCCTTATGCCGCGACCGCGACCTCGTCGCATTGCATACCCTCAAAGCGAACGTGGAATTGCCCGTCGCGGGTATTGACGGTTGAGCGTTCGGCGCGCCAGGCGTTGCGGAGATAGTAAACCGTACCGTTGGCGGCCTCGACCGTGATGGTCGCGTCGGTAATCGCGTCGATATCCTCGACGCTCGTGCCTTCCAGCGTCGAGACGTCGCCGGCGACGTAAGGGACGACCGGCAATTCGGAATATCCATGAACCGCGTCTTGCCCCGCGATTCCGGTCCTCTCGTAGCGTGACGGCATGACCTCAAGATTGCCGCGCACGGCGAGTTGCCGGCCGTCGACGCTCCAATAGGCAACGCCCGCGAATCTATTTGACATGGGTCGATCTCCTTTCGGGTTTCAGTTAGGCCGCGAGCGCGAGCGGGAATTGCAAGCGGAATTGCGCGAGGACGGCGAACATTCGAAGTTGGTTGATAACGTCTCCCGGCCAAAGAACATTGACTCGGTTGGGATCGACGTCGTCGCGCTCGACGATCAACGCCGCCTTGAACGCTTGGCCGTTTTCGACAAGGCCGTCGTATTCGCATTGGCGATATTCCGAGATCAATTCGCCTTTGAGAATGTTCGGCGTAACGATCGCCTGGCCGGGACCAAATCGAGTCCCGTTGTCGGCAAGTTTCACGCGCGGATATTTGTTTGTGATGCTTTGCCGCATACGGCGGAAAAGCTCGGCCAAGGTCGCGAGCGTCGTCATGAGCTCGTAGGCATTGTCGGCTTGGCCGAGTGTGTTCTTTTGATAGGTCGTTTGCTCACGCGCGAGCGCGGCGATCTCGCCGGCGTTGACCATTTGCACGGCGAGGCCGACGTTTGCGAGCGCGTTCAATTGCGTCTTGTTAAAGCGCAAATGTTTCGGCGCCGGCGTGATCCCGTCGAGCGTCAAGGTTTGCAACGGCCGCGCCGGGTCGATTGACAAGGCCCCGGCCGCGCGCGCGCAATAGGCACCGATCCATTCATAGAGCGGCGACGGCGAATCCGGCTCGATCGCGAGGAGCGAAACGACGCCGCTATTGTTGGTCGGGCCGTAGCTAAAAAGGTTGGCATAGGTGTCGCGCTTGGCCGAGATCACATGACCATAAACCTCGCGCAACCAACCCCAACGACCCGAGTCGCTAAAGCCGTATTCGGTTTCCCAGGCGAGCAAGGTGCCGCTATCGTTGAAACCGAGGCCGACATATTCGTACGGCTCGTCGCCGAGGTTGGCGATCGCGGTCGTCCAGGTCGGGACGCCGACGCCGCTGGTAAGGTTGCCGCCGGTTGCCGGCGTGACGGTGAGGCCGATCGGGAACATTTCGCCGCCGTTCGGGCCGAGCACGTTGTAGTCAAACGCGATATCGTTGGCGCTTATTCCTTTCCATTTCGACG